AACAACAAAAGCCCGTGCACTTGTGGAGATACGCAAGGACATCGAAAGCAGCTACCAGATAGTGCGGACGGCTGTTGAGGACTTATTAATGCGCGGTATCTTTTCATTGGAAAATCTTAACAATCGACTAAAACGAGCTGGTGGCGATACGCTTAATATTGCTTTTGAGGGTAAAATAGCCGAAATGAAAGCACAGGAACGCATCGGGAATATGATGGCCTATCGGGTTGTTATGAAGGGGATAGAACGATTTGCCGGACCTCGTGTTCCTTTGTCGGGTGTTTCGGTGGATTGGATTCGCCGTTACGAAAAGTTCCTGCTTAAAGAGGGTAAAAGCCGTACTACCGTCGGAATACATATGCGACATATACGGGCAATACTCAACGACATGAAGCGGTGCGGAAAGATTTTAGAGGCGCAATACCCATTCGGTCGGGGGCGGTATGAGATACAAGCCGGAGAAGGGCGCAAATTGGCCCTCACGCTGGAGCAAATAGGGCAGATTGCCAACTATGAGGATGGAACCGAGGCAACGGCCAAATACCGCGATTATTGGCTGTTCCTCTACTTGTGCAACGGGATCAACGTTGCCGATTTCGTAAAGTTGAGGTATCGGGACATCGTGAACGGTGAAATATGCTTTGTCCGGCAAAAGACCGAGCGGACGACCAAGACCCGCAAGGAAATCCGGGTCGTTGTCACGGAGCGGATGCAGGCAATAATTAACCGATGGGGCAACCCCTCCCGGCCCGACAGCTTCATTTTTCCGATTCTCGACGGACAGGAGGATGCAATGCGGCGGAAGTGTAAAACGATGTATTTCACCCGTGCGATCAATAAGCGTATGAAGGAGGTGGGCGAACAGCTCGGGATCGGCAATATCTCGACCTATACGGCCCGGCATTCGTTCGCTACGGTGTTGAAGCGGGCAGGAGCGAATATCGCCTATATCTCGGAATCGCTGGGGCATCAGGACCTCAAAACAACGGAAAATTACCTGGCCAGCTTCGAGAGGGAGGAACGGCAGAAGAATGCGGAATTATTAACGAAATTTTAGAAGATATGGGACGGTATAAATTTGATAAATTTCTAATTAGGTTTTCTAAAGATGCGCAAAATGCTATTATAAAAGACCTTGTAGAGTGTTGCGACATATGCGTGGATGATTATGATTGGAATGTAATAGACATCCGTGTTAAGAAAGCCGATCAAGCGCAACGGCATAGGTTTGCAGATACGATAACAAAGTTGGATGCATTTGTTAAATCAGACATTGCGGACCCTTATAAAATATTAACGGAAGAGGGGAAACGTGATATTTGTGTAAGTGCTTCATTTTTTGCCCGTATAACGGGGCGAAATAGAAAAACCGTAACGGATTGGATTAATAAAGAATTTATTGTGACTGATTCCAATTCAATGGGGTTGCGCCGATTGGGTCAGCCCCAATTTAGTATAATGATACGAAAAACCATAGAGAAATTAAAGCAAATGTAAATTTTTTGTGGGGTGTTGTGCGCGTTTTTACTGGACAACTTTTTTGCATTGCTTTGCACCGCTTTTCTATTGGGTAGTATAATTGGTGAAATGATGGACTGCTTCTTTGCATTGCTTTGCACCGTTTTTCTATTGGGTAGTATTTACGATTCTATTTAATTATTTACTCCTTTGCATCGTGATCGATCATCAATGCCCTCGGCCAGGGCAAGTGTTTAACGAAAACGATACAAGGACTATGAATAATACCGTAATCGTAACAACCCCCGCGCAGTTGCGCGAAATCGTCGCCGACGAGGTGGCCGCAATTCTTCCCAAACTCGCCGACTTCCGGCGCAAGAACGAGCCCGTCGAAACAGACGGCATGAACATCGAAGGCGCCGCCCGGTTCCTGACCGGGCAGGGCATACCCACCACCCGGGCCACACTTTACAACCTCGTTTATAAAAACTCAATTCCTCACAAAAAATTCGGACGCCGCACGGTGTTCTCGAAAAAAGAGCTTCTTGCGTGGATTGAATCGCGCACCGTCCATTCTGAGGACAGGCGGACCGCTGCCGCATTGCGTATCGCCGAAAGTGCCAACCGTAAATAACCGCCGGGCCTTATGAGACAGATAGAGCAAGCCCCCGGCACTCGGAGCGAGCACGCAGGGGCAAATAACGGCACCGACAAATATACGCAATCCGGGAATGACATGCAAATTTCGTTTGGTCACCATCAACGGCGGGTGTATAATTTCCTGTTGCAGGGTGGGCGCCATTCGGTAGCGGATATTTCCGCGGCGCTAAGGTTGTCCGATCCCCGGGCCCTTATTCGGGATTTACGGCACAAGGGTATCGCAATATCCGACGAATGGGTAAAAGCGGTGCACGGTAGCCGTTATAAACGGTACTTTGTTCCCGGAGGTTACGCAGGGAAGGAGGCGCGCAATGAGTAGGCGGGACACGTTTTATTTTCCCCACGAATATAACGCCAAAGACGACCCGAAATGCGAGCGTCTTATTTCGGTAATGGGAATGGAGGGATACGGAATATTTTGGGCACTTTTAGAGGTGTTGCGAGTACAACCCGACTATACCTACCCATTGGTGAACATTCCCATCGTAGCGCATAAGTATTACACAACCCCGGAACAGGTGCGTCGAGTTGTATTCGATTTCGGGTTGTTTACGATTATTGAAGATAAAATATTCTTTTCCAATGGCTTAATAAATCGTATGCAAGTTTTAGACGAGCGTCGGCGCAAGCGTTCGGAAGCAGGGAAAAAAGGCATGAGATCACGATGGAATAACAACGACGATAACAATGTTATAACACCGCTATTACAACCTTATAACAGTAAAGTAAATAAAATAAAAGAAAGTAAAGATAGTAAAGGGGATTTTAAGGGGGAACCTGCGACCGCGGTAAGTCCCGACGCTGTCGCCCCAAGTAGCGCGGACAAGCCGCGTAACGGGACTACCAAACGCACGGCGTTTGTCGTCCCCTCGCTCGAAATGGTCAAAGATTATTTTTTGACGATCAAGGGAACGAATACGGATGCGGAATGCTTTTACGACTATTTCACGGCCAACGGCTGGCGAACCGGTAAGAACCCGATAAAAGACTGGAAAGCCGCCGCGCGAAATTGGATGCGCCGCAAATCCGAATTCAGCAACATGACCCAAAATCAAACAAGCTATGAGACGAAACGAATCTATAAAGACCTATAACCGCCCGGCCCCTGTTGAAGGGCTGCCGGAATCGCCCGAGCTCGAAAAGGCTGTTTTGGGTGCCTTGATTCTTGATTCGGATCAACTGTCCGATGTTGCAGAGATCGTCGAAATTTCAGCCTTTTCTGATGCGAATAACGGCAAAATATACGGCACGATGCTCTCAATGTTGGAGCGTGGCGAAAAAGTAGACCTTTGCACGCTCGCAGATCGTCCGGAGCTTAAAGACCGGGGAATGGCTCGCTATCTGGCAGAACTTACCAACGCGGTAGGTTCCGGCATTAACGTACTGGATCATGCCCGGAAACTCCGAGATACCGAGATACGCCGCCGTATGTGCCTTTTCGGTCACGAACTCGCAGCGCGTGCCGTATCGGACCCCGACGGGGTTATGGATTGGGCGGTGGCGGGAATTACAGCGATAGCCGATCGGGCCGTGCGCTCAGATGATGTCATATCCCTGTCAGAGGTCGTGCGGGCCACTCTCGACGACCTGGAACAACGCCAACAGGCCCGCTTGTCGGGTGAGTGCATCGGTATCCCTACGGGCTTGCAACGGCTCGACGCGCTGACGGGCGGCTGGCGAGCCGGGCAGCTCGTGGTATTGGCTGGCCGTCCGGGAACGGGTAAGAGCGCAACGATGCTGCATTTTGCCCGGACCGCCGCCGTCGCTGGGGTTCCGATCTGCCTTTTCTCTACTGAAATGCCCAATACACAGTTGGCCGGACGGATGCTTGTCGGAGGCTCGGGAGTTAACTCCGGATCGTTCCGTACGGGCGACATAGACGCCGATGGGTGGCGCGAACTCGAACGAGCCGCCGCGGAACTTTCCGCGCTGCCGGTTTACATCAACGATCGCGCTAATATAACGATAGGGGCTATACGCTCGCAATGCAAGGCGATGCACCGCCGGGGACGGTGCGGGATGGTCATCATTGACTATCTGCAATTACTCGACACGGCGACCCGTAATGCTAACAGCACCCGCGAGCGGGAAATCGCGGCCGCCAGCCGGGCCGCGAAGTTGCTCGCAAAGGAATTCGGCGTGCCTGTCATCCTGTTGTCGCAGTTGTCGCGCAAGATTGAGGAACGAGTAGATAAAACGCCGCTACTGTCTGACTTGCGCGAATCGGGAGCCATCGAGCAGGACGCCGATATGGTGCTGTTCCTCGATCGTCCTGCAATGTACGGCGCGCAAACGATAGACACGAATCGCTATGGATTAATTTCATCCGACGGGGTAGGGATCATGCACGTCGTCAAGAATCGCGAGGGGGCAACGGGGCGGATATACTTTCGCCATGACAAGAGCCTAACCCGGATATCAGACTACGACGGTCCTGCAATGGATGCAATCGGGGATGCCGGGCCGTTTTGACGAACATTTTTCAATCCCAAAACAACCAAGCAATACCCCCTAAAAGTAAAATTATTATGAAAAGGAACAAAAGAAAGACAGCATTTGTGCCGTGCAAATCATTCAAGCATGACGGAGCAACCCTTACGGTCGGAGTTGCCGAAGTGACCGTAAATCGCAAACCTAATCCTTCTGAGGTGTATTTTCTTATCGAAGGTTATGGTGGTGACGAGGATACGCCCGAGGCGGTTGTTACCTTCACACCAGATAGGGTAATAGAGATCGCCGAGGCTCTGTTGGGGTTTGCAAGGCTGGTCAAAAAACAGGATAGACGGGTATGAATCCCGCCTATCCTCGAAAGCAAGGGCCGTAAACTGTTCCCCGCATTTTGGTTCTCGACAGCCAAAAGTACGAAAAAAACGGGGAAATGAGCAGAGCAAGACCTAAGGAAAAACGAAGGGGTGGCCAGCGGGACGATTCCGAGGTCCATATAAGCTATTCGAGGGGGCGGTTGATGCAGCTTATTGTGGACACGGATCGGAAACTCGGGGCTAAATACGACCACGACTTCAAATATCATTTCAAGAAATATGTTGCGATAAATTGATAATCTGTTAAATACTAAACATTATGAAAGCAAAAGCAAAGATCTATTTTGAATACGGTATCCGGAATCAAATTGCCGCCGGAGGGTCTGACGACTGGCAGATTCGTTTGGGGAAATACATCGTATCATTGCAATACGTGGATTGCCCCGGCGATGGCTTCTTGGGCCGTCTTGCGTCTTTGGCGGGGCGTGTCCCGCAGCGTTTGGTCGCTGTTATATATCAGAGAAATCAGGACGGCCAGATCATAGCAATCCAGCAAATATCGGTTCCGGCGAAGGGGGCCAGCATTACGACCGACAATGCGACGGTTTTGAAACTGTTCGGGCACGACGGACGGTTATGTGGCTTTGAGGTTTCCCAATCGAAAGGTCCTTATTTTTTGGGTGGCAAATGGGGCCGTATATCCGCCTCTCAGCCAATCCGACCGGACGAGCATAGGCGGGGAATAACCCAGGACACGGAGCGCTGGATCAGCATGAAATAATTATTGACTATTTAATCCATATAGAGAAGTATGGCACAGGATTCCATTCACAAGATCATCACAATCGAGATCGAATACTCGAAACTTATCAAAAGTTGGGCTGAAGCGCAAAAGGTGATAGATGAGACCCGGCAGTCTATTAAGAACCTCAAGAAAGAGGATGCAGACTATTACGAGAAGATGGCCCAGTATAAAGCCGTAATTCGGGATAATACCGATGCGCAGCGTCAATACATGAAGCAGATTAACGAGCAGGTCAAGAAGGAAGCGCAACTCGATGGCTCCGTTAATAAACTCCGGAGCGATATTTCGAAGTTGGCAAAAGAGTATTATGCGCTCTCCGAAGCTGATCGCAAATCGGCAAAAGGAATGAAGATGGCCGAACAGGTCCGCAATATGCAAACGGAGGTGAACAAGGCCGAGCAGGATTTGCTGAATTTCCGGTCCAATGTCGGCAATTATGCAAGTGCGCTTAGTCCGCTTTCTTTCCAGGTGCAACAAGTAGCCCGGGAACTCCCGTCGCTCACGATGTCCGCCCAGCAATTTTTTCTGGCGA